CGTCATTAGTTCGCATTAATAAAGGTAATCTTCTTACTAAATTATCTACATCAGTTCTAGCTACAGCTATGCCCTGGTTAGCATTTTGTTTCAGGATTTCTATATTTTGTATAACTCCTGTAGCTTTTATACCACCAATATTATCTCCTAATATAACTGTGCCTGTTGTAGGAGGATATTCACCTTTGCCCTCAAACATAGCCAACACACTTGGAGAAAATGCTAAAGCTTCTGCAAACTCAAAGTCTCCACCAAATCTATCAGGTTGTGGAAAAGCTATAACCCATCCAACTCCTATAGCTCCTTTTCTTAAAAGGTTTATTTGTATCTGTGCCAATGTTTGTCTAGATAAAGGATAACCACCTTCATTAGCTATATCTTCTTCAGTTATATTTAAAATAGTAAAATACTCTGAAGGTTCTTGTTCTGGCACTAAAGCATCAAAAGTTTTAAGTTTGAGTGTTTGATAAATATTTGGCTCTAAAATTAATATGCTTCCTAATATGAATATTAAACTCAGAAGTGTGTATATATTTTTCATCCTGAACCTTGTTTAATATTTATAGTAGTAGATGAGCCTCCGTTAACTTTTACAGTATTAGTAACACCATCCTGTATTAATATTATTGTATAAGCTCCTGCACCATCTATGTCTAATTTTGTACTTTGACTTACAGAACGAGTAAAACTTATATTTTGTCCTGACACAATAGTTGTTATTTGTGTATCTTTATCTTGTCCAATTTTAGTACCAGCTATCCTTATTCCAACACCACCTTGTTTTAAAGAGTCATCTTCTTTATCTATAGCTAGTGCATCAATAACATTAAGTAAATCTTCTAAAAAATTAGTAGCAAGTAAATCTACATCTAATTCTGTAAACTCTAAGTCTTCTTCTGCTTCTAAAAAATCCTCTGCTAAATAATCTATATCTAAATCATCAAACTCTAAGTAATCTGCTGTAGATTGTGTTTGTATTTCTTCTTGTTGTTTTATTTCTTCTGGTGGATTAACTATAAGCAAGTTATCTATAAACTCTAAAGAAATATCTAAAGTTATTGGTTTTGTAGGACTGTTTTCATATACAGATACAGTTGTTGCTTGATAGGGTTTATTTAAAGTTAC